TTATAATTAATAATTATTAATATGCTCTTATATATAGCATATTATTAAACAAAAAATAAAAGTAAATAGAAAAAAAATTTTTTTGTCGTATTTATAGTAAAATTAATAAACTAAATTAAAAAAATTAAAAAATTATGGCTGATTTGTTAATGAAGATGCCGGTTCCTTATGAACCAAAAAGACAGAACCGGTTCATCTTAAGATTTCCAACCTCTTTGGGTATTAATGAATGGTTTGTTGAAAGTGCATCTAGACCTTCAATTAAAATCGGTTCAACTGAAATTCAATTCTTGAATACATCCACATTTGTTGCGGGTAGATTTACTTGGGACCCTATTTCTGTTAAATTCAGAGATCCCATCGGACCATCAGCATCTCAAGCCTTGATGGAATGGGTTCGTTTATGTGCTGAATCAGTTACAGGTCGTATGGGTTATGCTGCTGGTTATAAGAAAAATGTTGATTTGGAGATGTTAGACCCAACTGGAGTTGTTGTAGAAAAATGGATTTTAGAGGGTGCATTTATGACAAGTGTAAACTTTGGTTCATTGAGTTATTCTCAAGATGCTTTAGCCGATATTACGGCAAACATCCAAATGGATAGATGTGTTTTAGTTTATTAATGGTTTCAAAATAAAGTCACTGACCCCATCATTAATTTGTTGGGGTTTTTTGTTGACTAAAATTTTATACAAGTTATATTTAAAATAAAAAGAAAATGGAAGATTCTCAAAAATATGGTCAAATGGATTTTAATTTACCTCATGATGTAGTTTCACTACCATCGGGTGGGTTATTTTATAACTCAAAAAAAAAGACAGTAAAATTAGGTTACTTAACCGCATCTGATGAAAACTTACTTGCAAATATTAATGAAAGAAAAACAATTAAAGAAACAATTGTTCTTCCTTTGTTAAGGTCAAAGTTATATGAACCAGATCTAAGACCTGAGGAATTACTTGATGGAGACATTGAGGCCCTATTAATTTTTTTACGTAACACCTCTTTTGGACCTGAATATAATTTGATTTTAACTGACCCCAAAACCGATAAAGATTTTGAAACAGTAATTTTCTTGGACCAATTAGATGTTAGAAAAACAACCGCACAACCCGATAAAGATGGTCATTTTGTGGTCACATTACCAAAAACACAATCTGTTGTTAAGTATAAACTTTTAAGTTTAAAAGATTCTTTAGAAGTTGATTCCATTTTACAGTCCTACCCAAAAAATGTTGTTGCTCCGACCGCTACTCTTAAACTTAGTAAACAAATAGTAGAAATAGACGGTACAGACGATAGAGTATCTATAGAAAAATTTGTTCAGAACATGCCAATAATGGACTCTAAGTTTTTGAAAAAATTTATGTACGATAATGAACCTAGATTAGATCTATTAAGAGAAGTTTTAGCCCCGTCTGGAGAAAAGGTAGTAGTGAATATTACCTTTGGGGTTGAATTTTTTCGGCCTTTCTTCTGATTACATTCAAAACTCCCTCCAAGAGTATTATTACCTTGCACAAAAATTAAATTTACCCTATTGGGATTATCTGAGAATGCCCATATACGTCAGAAAATTTTTGATGAACAAGTTAATTGAAGATTCAAAACCCACATAATTTGTATTTATTTTAAAAGAATAATTAATGGGACCCAAAACACCAAATTCTAGCAATATACTTGACCCTGGGGATAGTGAAGAAAGTGTAGGTAAGGTTGCAGATGCAACCTCCGCATTGAATGCTTCCTTTCTGGATTTAGATAAGACTATCAACGAAATGAAACTGTCATTTAGTTTTATTACAGATACCGTAACAAATGTAGGTAATCAACTAGTATCCATAATTAATCCAATTGAGATATTCAAAACTCAGATAAATCTTGACAAAGAGGCATCAAGGTTAGTTAGGGCGTTCGGTGTTTCAAAAGATAAGGCGGGTGAACTTACCCAGACCCTAACAGACGCAATACCTGGATTTATTGCATTTGGAGGAAGTGTTGGAGATGCTGGTCAAACAATTAAAACTTTAGCGGAGTCATTTGATACTAATATGTCTATTGCTGGGGATACTTTGGTTAGTTTTGCCGCTACCGCGAAAGTTACAGGTGTAGAACAAGGAAAATTAGCGACCTCATTTAGGGATGTTGGTGTATCACTAGGTGACATAGATGACAGAATGTTGAAAGTCGTTGAAACCGCTAGAAATGCTGGTATCACAACCAAGGCAGTATCGGACCTGGTAACATCAAACTTAGATAAAATGAACCTCTACAACTTCAACAATGGGGTAGTAGGTTTGGCAAAAATGGCGGCCCAGGCATCAAGATTAGGTATTGATATGAATAGTATCTTCTCTACTGTTGATAAAGTTTTTAATCCTGAGGGGGCGATTGAATTATCTTCGGCACTTCAAAGACTTGGTGTTACAACTAGTGATCTTCTAGATCCATTAAGGTTAATGGATTTAGCACAAAATGATCCTACTGAATTACAAAATCAAATTGTCAACATGACAAAAGAATTTGTTAAATTCAACACAGCAAACAATCAATTTGAAATTTTACCAGGGGCAAAAAGAAGACTAAATGAAATAGGTGCTGCATTTGGATATTCAAATGGTCAACTTCAAAAAATGGCAATTAATGCCGCCAATTTCGATTATAAGTTAAAACAGTTGAAGTTTCCGTCTGATTTGGCATCGAAAGAAGATAAGGAGTTTCTTGCTACAATTTCCCAAATTGGAGAAAAAGGGTCTCAATTTGAGGGAAGGGCATTTGTACAAGTTGAACAAAGGGATGCTACGGGTGAGGGTACAGGTAGATACATTTCAAAGGCTTTAGAAGATTTATCTTCGGAGGACATTAATCAGTTAAAAAAACAGACTGACATCCAAGGATCAATGGAAGATATTGCAAGAAACCAATTGGACTATGTTAAAAGAATCGAAAGTAATTTAAATAGTATGTTGGCTGCCGCAAAATATGGAGTGGCAACAAGTCCCACTTTACAGGGACTCTTTCAAAACACTATGCAAGGTGCAGTTAATATGACAGACATAGCCGCAACCAAACCTTTCAACGAAACAAAATTTTATAGAGAAAATACGGATGACTTTATAAAAGCCGCAGGACAAATAATTTCGGCACTAGTCCCAGGATCAGTAGTTTCCACCTTTGAGGATCTTAAAAATACACTTGAAAATATGTTAGGGGGTATTGATTTTAAAAGTATTTTTCAGGGTATCCAAAGTATTATACCAAAAAATATTACAACCGCATCCAATGTTAATACAAGTAATGTTAATATGGCAACAAATAATGTTAACAACGTAAATCAAAATGATATTACTTTCACTAAACCTCTTACAATAGAAGTAAAAGGAGATAATACTTTGAATGCGGACCAAAAACAACTGGTTGCAACAGAAGTCACAAATTGGTTTACAGGACCAGATAAACAAAAAAATATAGAACTTTTATTCAAACAAATGGGATTAGTGGGTGGTAATTATAATGGAACACCGGGATAAATTCTTTCATGGTCAATAATACCTATAAAATTGTTTTTTTAATATTTATCTAAAAAAGGAAATATGCCAGAAAGTTTTTTGTCTTTTGATAATTCTTCAGTTTTTAGAAACAATTTAATTGCACAAAATCTTGCACCCTATCAAATTCAAGGGGCTTTCAGTCCCCCATTAGGAAACATTTTATACGAGGTCAGTCCTTTAAGTAATTTCAGTGTAATTGATTCACCAAACACATTAATTTCGACCAATCAATTAGCGAATCAATTATACCCATTAAACGAGTGGGGACCAGAAGGAGGATTTCAAGGGAAATATTCTGTACCCGGTAATCCTTTACCAGTTCCATCAAACCAAGGACCTTATGATCCTAACGACACACAATTAGACATAATAAATCAGTACTTTATTGATACTGCTTATGTAGAAAATATATTTGGACCAGAGGGTGGGTATAGTGACTTAGTAATAACGACAAAACTAGCGTTACCATATCAATTTTTTTCCCCATATTATTTTCAAGGTTCACCGGTTAATTATATTCCCTCAACCTATACCCCATATGAGATATTAATATCGAATAATCCACAAGGGGATTTGGGATTGTTGTCACAAGACTCCCAATTGGCACTTATTGGTGCTGAAAGTTTAAAAGCGGCATTTGAGGCGAGAGTTGCATCTGAAATAATACAACTTACTCAGGGTAGTGTAAACCTTGATGCGTTGTCAGATCCTTTTACTGCAACTCAGGTTGCAACTGGTAAACAACCTTTATTTATTCCTAATTGGAAAATTACAGTTCCAGAAAATCCTATATTAGGTGCTTTATCTTTTGCGAATAGATTGACGACAACCTACCTCCCGGTTTCTTTGATTCCAGGTGATTACTTTCAAGAACCAGACGCATTCAATCAACCCGGACAAGTAGGAAATGCATTGAATGTTGTAAACAACCTTACGGGAGGAGCACTTGGACCAATACTTAATAAGTATAGAAATCCTTCACAGATATTTCTTGCAAACACAGGTAACGGTCAACAATCTGTTTTATTCCAAAGTTTAGAATACAATCTTTATCGACCAAAATATGATAAAGGAATATTGGTAGGTTTTACATCCGCACTTAATAATTTGTGGGGGTCTGGACCAAATGGGGATGGTGGTTATTATATTGGTAGTAGTGAAATAGAACCAGGATTAATTACATCTCCACCCAATCAAGTGGCGGTTGATTTTACAGGAAAACAAGTTCAAACTTTAGTTTATGGACCATCCGAAATTGGAATATTATATGAGGGTAATCAAGGTCAAATAAATTTTGGTTTACAAGCCCCATCTTACACTGATCTTGGTGGAATAATGGGTATGTTTGTTTGGACATCCCCAAAATATCAAGCAAACAAAGGTTTCAAAGTTGGTAAGGGTGGGGAAAATATTAAATTAGACGAAGAGTTTAATATTATAGAAAGTCAATATGATACAAATTTATCTACAAATATTGATTTCAAACCAGGGTCTATTCTTGACGACACTCAGAGAATTATTGAGGCCGCAGACAATTTACAAGGAATTGCTAAATTAAAACATGCCGGTAACGCAATTAGTCAAGTATCTAAAGTTTTCAATGACGGGTACAAGGAAATGACGAAAGGATCCCAAGTGATTGCTTATTACGATAGTTCAACTGGATCAAACACAATTGGTGTTGAAGGTACTGAGGTAGGTAAGGAATATTGTAGATTGTTTCAAAAGGATACACCATACTACACATACAATGATTTACAAAAAACTGATGGTATTACAGAACACGGTAGAAAATTTAATTATTCTGTATTCGATAGGACCTATAATTTGAACATTGCTCCTTTGAGAAATCCGGGGTCTACAAATATTATTAATGGTAAAGTAAAGAAGTACATGTTTTCTTTAGAAAACCTGGCTTGGAGAACATCTGATCAACCTGGATACACCTATGACGATCTACCAGATTGTGAAAAAGGACCAAATGGTGGTAGAATTATGTGGTTTCCACCCTACAATCTTGCTTTCAGTGAGGATAGTAGTGCACAATGGAACCCAACAAAATTTATTGGTAGACCCGAACCAATTTATACTTACCAAAATACTTCAAGAAGTGGATCTATAAGTTGGACAATAGTCGTTGATACACCAGCATCTATGAATACAATTGTGGAAAAACAATTAAGTAAATTGAGTCCACAAGATGTAAACTCGATTGTTGATTCATTTTTTGCCGGATGTGTAAAATATGATATATATGATTTGGCAAAAAAATTCAATCAAATTCCACAAAATGAATTATTAGTATATCAAGATTTAGTCAATGAACCAAGATTATCTGAAGAAGAACTTGCTCAAATCTTACAAGACATTCCAGCAGACCCAACAATAAATGTAACTAATGTAAACAACGGTGGTAATCAAGGTGGTTCTGATGGTAATCAAGGTAATCAAAATGGGGGTGATGGAGGTGTTGGTACTACAGTAATAACATCTTCTGGTGTAAAAACTTTAGACGAATATATAAATAAATCTTTTTACTTCGATAATGATTTTCCAGAAGGATATACTATCAAAGACGTTAAAACTTCTCAACAGGATTTTTCATTTTATTATAATAATTATATTGCTTTACAAAATACCACATATAGTACTAAAGCCCCTGTTGATGTTTATATAGGACAGACTAAGTATCCAAACAAATCGGCAATACCTAATTTCTTTACAAAAGTAATAATTGATAACTATACTTTTTTATCAACCAAATTCATGCAAGATCTAAAAAGTGTTGTTGTAGATCAAAACCGTAAAGTCACGATTGAATTGACTGGTTCGGCATCAGCCCCGGCAAAACAAGATTATAATGTTAACTTATCTGAAAGAAGATTGGACAGTGTAATAAAATGGTTTAAAAAACAAACACTAGGAGATAAGACAATAGAAACATTAGTGACCGAAGGATTAATCACTTTTCAAACAATTCCAGCAGGTGAGGTTATTTCTTATCCATCTAGTTCTACCGCAGAATTGGGTACTGAAGTAAATTGTACTAATAATATCACAACAACCCCAACCGCAACACCAACAAGTGGGAATGTCGAAAACCCAGGACCAGCACAATGGTATAGTATTCCGGCAATGGCGTGTAGAAGGGTAAACATCTCTAAAATTACTGCAGAACCATATGTTGAAATAGTACCTACCAAAGAACAATTATGTAAAAGTGAAGATTATAGAAGGGCACATCCAGATGAGTGTTGTCAGTGGTATCCAGAACTTTGTAGAGAACCCATCCCAACGATTACCCCCAACCCACCTGATGAAACTATTCCACCTGTTCCACCGCCACCAAAACCAATACCTCCAGTGAATATTCCTCAAAAAATTAAAGATGGAATAAGTAAAAAAATATTAAGAAGGTTATTTAGTGAGTGTGATTATTTCGAGGTTATTAAAGAAACTAACCCAATGATCTATGATACATTTAAAGAAAAAATTAAATATTTTTCACCTACGTTCCATTCTACAACACCAGAAGGTTTAAATTCTAGATTAACATTTTTGAACCAATGTGTTAGACCAGGACAAACCATACCAACTATTGGACCAGATGGAAGACCAAAATTCAATGACGCTCTTAATACGTCTTTCGGGGCTCCTCCGGTATTGGTGTTAAGAGTTGGTGATTTTTACCACACTAAGATCATTCCAAATAGATTGGGAATTCAATATGAACCTTTATTATTAGACATCAATCCGGAAGGAATTGGGGTTCAACCTATGTTGGCAAAAATAACTTTAGGTTTTGATTTTATTGGTGGTCATGGACTAGCAGGACCAGTAGAACAATTACAAAATGCATTGTCCTTTAATTTCTATGCTAATACAGAAATTTATGATGAAAGATCTGTTGCAACTGAAGACACATCAGCAAGAGATAAGGAACTTGTTGGAAAAATAGTTCCAAATCCACTTAAACCGGTTACACCTAATTCAGTTCCTAATCAACTTCCGGTAAAAGGTCAAGGCACAATAGGTACAATTACAACTTCAAATGCAAGTGATGATGGTACAATCGAAACGGGTGATATAAATTATACCTCCCTAATTAATGAACTTTCAGAAAAAACTAAAAATTATTTCACGACAGTAGTTAATAAATTAAAATCAATTACCGAAGTTTCCAACTTTGGAATCATGGAAATGGTTAATTTAAAACGTAACTACCAGGAGGGAACTATTGAAGAAAATGCAAATAATGCCCAAGAGTTAGTTTTCATATATGGAAAACCTTTTGGTTATGAAGCAAACCTTCAATCTTTACAAAACCAGGTTTTAGACGATATTAAAAAAGATGATGCACCAATTATTTTAGATTTAGTCGATAATGGCTCATTTTCTAACGGATCAATTAGACAAGTTAAAAATAAATTGGAAGAAATAGTAAAAACAAGACAATCATCTATAATTTCTGATATCACTCCTCAGATAAATGAGTTGGTTTCATATCAAGAAAATTATATTTATACTTTTGCTAAGTATGATTGTATAGTTCAAAGATTTGATGGTAAAAAGAATGAAAATGGTGAGATAGTTGTTTACACTCTTGCTGGGGACCCTGCGGATTTTCAAAAAATTAATGACGCTTACGTTCCGGCAATCCCACAAACATTTGTTGAATACAATAAATTTTTGAGTGATAATAAGGTTTTGAGTCAAGAATTCGGGTTCAACGAAAATGACTATGGATTTTCACCACCAGTCTCAGGACCGGTAAGTAGTGATATTTTTATAAATAGATTTTACATGATAATGTCGCAAATATTTTTGGACCCAACAAAATATACGGATTTCGTTAATAGTTTGAATACCGAAAAAGTTAAAGAACAAAATGGAATGTTTGCGGAAATACAAAAAATATGTGATTCCTATAAAAAAATATTTGAAGAAGAAAAAACAAATGAAATGAAAACATTTGAAACTCTAGAAAAAAGTGAGGGTTACACAAAATATACTTCATTTGTGATAAAACCGGTAGAGACAAAAATAACATATACGACAGATAAAAACCAATTAGGGTATGATCAGAATAAAGAAAAATTAACAAACCTATATAGTAATATGAATACTAATTCAGATCAAAAGACATTTAACGGTAAAGTAAAATTTAATTAAAATTATGCCACTACAATATTATAACAGATATAATCAGTTCTTACAAAATGGACAACAAACAGTTGTTCCGTATGTTGAACTACCCAGCAAACCATCAGATAAGAGATACATCTTCAAAAGAAACTTATCTAGATTGGATAAGGTGTCTCAACAATTTTATGGAAGTCCTTTTTTTGGTTGGTTAATTTTGCAGGCAAATCCACAATTTACTGGTCTTGAATTTAATATTCCTGATGGTGCAATATTGACAATTCCATATCCTTTACTAAGTTCTTTACAAGACTATAAGTCGGCAATAGATAATTACTTCTTTTATTATGGTAGATAATGCAGAAAATATATTAGTTGAATTTGATTACCAAAATATATCAGTAATTGACCCAAACAAAGTAATTGATGATCAAGGTAAGGTTCAAGAAAGATTAATTAAACAAGAAAATTTAGTTTATTATGTTAATCTTGAGTGTAATGTGACACCAAGAACTAAACTTGCAATCGGTGCTCCGGCTGACGACAATATAAGAACAATTTCAGTTGGAAAAATTAATTTTCTTAATCCAGGTTTTGACACTTTTCTGAAAAATACTTACACAGATGAAATCACTGGTAAAAATACTTTACAAGGTAAAGGTGTAAACCAAAAGAAAATTGATATCACAAGAAATCCTAATAAAGCAGGTGATTTTTTTGTAAACCAAACTCTATTATCTGATGGACAACCAGGTGCTGTAGATAATGGATTACTTGGTATGGTTCAGGTTAATATATCCTATGGAACTGATTTTTTACCGGTAATTGATATAACATTGGAAGATGTAAAAGGGAGAGCGTTGTTTGAAGGTGGTAATCAATCTCCATACGCTGCTTTTTTTCAGTTTCCATACCCACTTTTCCATTTAACAATGAAAGGATATCTAGGTAAGGCGGTTCGATTACCACTTATGATGAAAAAATTTTCAAGTTCATTCGATGTAAGTAGTAATAATTTCAGAGTACAACTAACATTTCACACGTATAAATATGCTGAATTATCAAGTGTTTTGTGGGGATACATGGAAGCCGCACCCCTAATGTTTCAAAGACAGTTTACTCAGACCACACAAAATTCAAATTCTCAACAAGGTCAAAATGCTGAAGTAACTACAACCAACACTTATTTGGGTTACGAAAAAATGAAAGAATTGTATCGAGAATACAAGACGAAAGGATTGATTGATGAAAACTTTCCGGAAATTACAATAACAGAACTTAAAATTAGATTAGATAGGTTTATAAATAATATTGTTGAGACATACAAGAAAACAAATGTCGATGTATTAAATGACTTGGACAATTATCAAAATGATCTTTTAGAATATGAACAACAAGTTTTTACCTTTTTAGATCAGTCTTGGGCAAAAAAATATTTGAATCAAACCCAGTTTTACATTGATAAAAAAGGAAATGCTATCTATCAACTAAAAGAAGAATGGCAATCACCCCAAAAAAAACAAGAGGCAATCCAAGCACTTAATACAATTGTAACAAGATACAACGAGTCATTAAAGAATAATAAAACACTTGGTCAAGGACAACCTCTTTATATCCCGATTAAAATTAATATTGACACCTTTAAATCAAAATCTAATATTCCTGATTTAAACATCGCAAAAACTTTTTATCAGTTGAATCAAAAAGAGTTACCTACTGATGTTTTAACTCAAGCAGATTTTGAAGTCAAACTAAAAGAACGATTTTATAAAACGGACAGATTTCAGTTTGAGGGACTCAGTGAATTTGAATATTTTAATGATACTATTAAAATACTTAATCAAAAATACGTAGCCGCAAGACAAAAAAAGGAAGAAGAAATTACAGTGTCACTTCAGTCTCAACTAAGTGATACAAACACGGGTATTGGATTTTTACCCACCATGAGAAATATTTTGGCGGTATTTTTCGCTCAAGGTGAGGCGTTTTTAAGATTACTTGATGATGTTCATTATAATGCTTGGAACATTAGAGATAACAAATATAGGAAAGCCGCAGTTTTTGGTCTTAATACTTCAGTAAAAAGTATTGATGATAAACAAGATTTATCGCAAGAAGAAACTCCAATTTACCCTTGGCCTCAAGTTATAATTGAGTCTTTGAGTAATGAAGGTGAAGAGAAATTTGAATTGGCATACCCGGGAGATCCTGTTCTAGCAGGAGGTCTCAAGGCTTATGTGCCTGAAATCTGGCCAGAGGTTAACTTTGTTGAGGAATTTATTAGGGCGTTTACTCAAAGAGCAACTCTACCCAAACCACCCACAAGTTTAAACAATTCGTCAGTTAGACCAAACAGGATGAGTTTCAATGCCGTTGAGTTCCCAATTGGAAACCAAGTCTTCTTCAATACCGAAGAAGTAAAATTTTTGTATGAAATTTATGAACGACTTGAGTTGGCGTCTTATTATAGTTTGATGTCAAGAGATGGTGCAAAACTATACAATTTGTCATCATATATTGCCGAAAGTGAACTATTGAACATTATCCAAGGGTTGGGATCAAATTCTCCATTACTTACATCTAAACTTAAAAACTATAATTTGAATTCAACAAATTATCTTGGATTTTTAAGACACATATCTAATACTGGACAAGGAGAGGCATGGCAAAATTTCATAAGAGGTTATTTCAATACACCATATATTAAAAACGATATTAATACAACTAGTGAGTTGTTTGCAAGTTCTTTTTTGAATCAACCCAAATCTCAACCAAATGTTGACATAAAGGACTCGAGTCAAATTAAACAATATTTTGCGGTGGACAATGTAATAGAACCGTTTACCATCGTCGATATTTATCCAACAACTAATTTAAAATGGGATCAAACTTATTTAGCAAATGGTTCTGGATTAACAAATGCTCAAAATGTATTTTTTACTTCAAAAGTTCTTAATTATGATATAGAAAACAAACAAATTGTAAATTTTGATGACACCAATAATGAAAACAAAATATTACCAATTTCGAATTACAACTATATAAATAAAATCTATGATCAGACATTAGTTCTGAATAAATTATCCAATTTTTACAAGACAAGAACTATTAAAGATCAATTCATTACTGAAGGAAATGTTTTTTATGGAAATTATAATGGGAGTGTAAATGCAAATCAAACCACTTCAATACTTAATACACCATATTTTGTAAACGCAATACAAAAAGGAGTTTATAACTTCAGATATAGTCAAGATAGTTCACCCTATAAGGCCGCGGCTTATTTATTTTTAAATTCATTACCCCTAAGTACATTAAGAGAAAAATATAAATTAGTTAATACTCAAAATAACACAACACAAGAACTAAATTACATAATATCAACACTCAAAAAATATGGTGCAATTCATAAATTACCATATGCTTGGATAGTAAAATATGGTTCCATTTGGCATCGTTACAAAACATTTGTAAATGAGGGTATTGACTTTATTGGAGATATTTGGAAAGACTTTGATTATTTAGAAAATTACGATCCTGAAACTTTGGATCCTACTAAAAAATATGTTTTTAGTGCTAATTCAACTAACTATGAAGTGGTTTTACAAGAAAACATTACCACACCAATAGGACCAACTACCTTTAAAAAAACCCTCATCAATACTGGTTTTTATCCAAAACTGATAGATGACTTTGGATTTTTCTACCAAAGTCTAAGAGTATTTGATGTTTCACCACAATTACAAGGAAGTTGTGCAATTATAAACGACACACAATTAGAAATTTTTTCCATAAATGCTAACTATATAGTGCCCGGAGTTACAATATCAGGTTCTAGTTTACAAAACGGAACTAAAATTGTTAGTCAAGTCTCAGGAACAACAGGAGGAATTGGTAGATATAATATAAATCCCGCTCAAACTCCTCCAGGAAACACGATTGTTTTGAATCAATATGGACCTACTTTTCAATTTTTAGTATTGAATCAACCTACGGTTGGATATACATCTTTAGAAATACAAGACGCAATTGATAAAAATGAGTTGAATGTGATAAAAGATTCAAATGGAGTAATAAATAAACCAAATGGTTTTGACTCCGGAGATATCAATAGATCACTCAATTTGTCACCATGGTCATTATATTTAACTACAACCGATAAAACTGGTATTTTCCCACTTCCATCTTTTGGTTCACAAGTAAATCAAACTTTGGATGAGTGTTTTAACAGTGCTGGAGGACTAAGTGTTGAGGTGTTGAATAACAAGGCAATGTATAACGGATCGGTTAGATCTTTTTGGAAATCACCAAACTATGGATATTTTGATAACTCGAAAGTATTGTTGAATCAACCAGACCAATACAACAAAAAAATAAATGTTGAATCACAAACACAAGAAAATTTCTCCATAAGAGGATTGGGTAACTATGATGAAATTAGTGAACTGTTTTCGGCTTTTGATAAAAACACATTAGATCTTTTAGAACAAGAGTTTCTAAATTTTAGTAAGTCTGTCTATGATTACGAAACAACAGTCAATGAAACGGAAATTAATGAAACTTTTGAGGAAACAAGTTACAAAAATTTTCAGGGTCTTATGAGACTTATGATGAAAATCTCAAAGCCAAACGTTACACAACAGAATACTTTAGTGTCTGAGATTCAAAACGCACAAATAGAAAACTTTAAAATTTATATGAATGGTTTTATGAATTATGAAGTTGTATTAAAGTACGGTAACCCATCACAATTTGATAAAAGACTCTTTTACACTTTTTCCAATAAATTCATTCAGGACCCAATTTTCTATAAAGGATACAAAGAAGGTTCACCAAATGCATTACCTGGATCTACTCCTCCTATAACTTTGGTACAATCCAAAACTGCTTACCCAGATGTTTGGAAGTCACTTGAAACGTATGTTGGTTTTTCTGAAATCCCTGAACTTGTGTATAAAAGTTCGGGTTCTTACATTACTGATTTTTTTATTGATTTAGATGTTGAATTTACGGAAAAAAACATAGAAACTTTTGCACCAATCATTAAAATGTATGCGACGCAAAAGTTGAAAAAACCAACCATTACAAGATCCGAATTTTATGGTTTGATGAATGATTACTTGAATCAGAATGAAACTTTTATTGATGTTATTTTAGATACAGAATTACCATCACTTAGAAAAGCACTACCAAATACAGAATTATCAACCTCACAAAGCACAGTCAAATCTGATTTATTTGGGGAAGTTACAAGATATGAATTGTATGATTCCTTTAAGGCGATTAACGATAGATATATTTCTGGAAGGGATTATAAAAATAAAACTTTATTTGAAGATGTAATTTTAGTAGACCGGGCTAGTAGGGATGTTGGTCAAAAAATATTTGCAGACATTTTCAAGGTAAAAGACCTTATCCAGGATGCAAATTATA